CCATCCTTCCACCTAAAAGAACCTTTTGTTAAGTGATGCTCTTTTATCATGGAGTCATTATAATCTATTTGCTGATATATTTTAGTTAGATTAAACAATGATGATTTACTCTCATCTCTAAATGCATGAGATTCAGTTCTTGGGAACTGCCTGTAATATTCATTCAATGCGTCAGGGTCATTCTTTAAAGACTCTACTTCGTTTTCCCAATAATTGATAGCTCCTTGATAAATCATTTCATTATCAATACCTAGAACTTCGGTAGGTGGATTTGTTAAAACAGGCATTCCATACCTATCAATAAAACCTTCCATGTTCCATTCCATCGGAATAAACAAAGAATACAAACCGCTTTTTGTTTGACCGTTAGTGTTTCTGTTAGTTACATCAGAGTCGTAGTATAGTTTTTTAAAATTATCCCCTCCTTTTTCTAGAGCATTTGAGGTAGACCCCATCATACACTTTCCAATTATCTTGCTACCTAATCGTAAACAGGTTTTAGTAACTCGCCAATTGTTTAGAATATTGTTAGGCTTTAACCACTTGCCACTTTCATCATGCACAAGAAGTAAAAGTTTCTCACCATCATAACTGTTATCGTCTGTATTCTTCCAATCAATAGTAGTATCGAGACCCTCCATCTCGTCTTCATCCACATCATACATATTCTTTTTTGTAATCTTAGATGCAGGTACACGATAAGCTAACTCTGTTTTAGGCTTATCCATTCCATCCATTATAGGTTTGAAAAAAAATGGAAGTCTACTATTAATAGGAACAACTTTGTCTGTAAACATTTTTTTAGCATCCGACCCTGTTTTAGATAAGATACCTACCCTTGAATCTTTTACAAGAGTTCCTGTGTTTACACATTCAGATGAGGACATAAAAGAAAAACCGGAACGTCTTATCTTTAAATAAATCATTCCAAAACTTCTCTTGTCAGCTTTACACGCTTCCCAAAACAAAAACAAAATACGGTTGGCTTCTCTATAATCAGGATACCCAACGTCAATGCTTGTCCATTGAAGATACATATAGTGAGCTCCTGTTATGTAAGTAGGAGTTCCGTTATTCAAAAACCAATAACCTTCTTCTCTATAATCAAACTCTTTTTCTATGTAGTCTACCCACTTGTTTTTAAACTCTGTAGGCATTTCATTCCATTGAAAAATAGATTGAATTTTATTTAACTGTTTTGGGAGCTCATGTCTTTCCCAATACTGAGAAGTTTTATTATCACTTCTTTTATTTATTTCTTTAGGAGCTTTAGGTAGAGCTATTAATAGTCCTGATATATTAATTATATCACCTATTTCACCTGTTTTGGATATAACAATAATGTTATATTTATGGTCATAACCGTACTGCCAAGACTTGTTTCTGTTCTTGTTAGTGTACACATTCTTTGGTACAACATTTTGTACAACTTGATACAGTTCTTTATTTAGACCTTCTTTCAGCAAATCCTTGTTTTGAGTCAGTTTTACTTTTTACTTCTACTCCATCTAGTGCTTGTCTTTCCTCCTCAATCCTTTTCAATATTTCAAAAGCATCAAAGATGGCTAACTTCTTTGTGGCAGCTGCATTCTTTAACCTGTCTGCTGCCAAGTCATCTTCAGGGTCAGGTTTGATAATTCTTTCTTTGGCTACTGTTATTAGTTGCTGAACTGCCTGATGACCTGCTTCTATAATTTTTAATTTAGTGTCTCTTGTATTCATAACTTAGCAACTATTTGATGGTCAAACGACCTGTACATTTTTTTACCATCAACTATAAACTCATATTCATTATCAGGTCTAAAGGTTATCTTATCCCCTTTTTTTATGCCTTGACTTTTTAAATATTCATTAGGCATTTCCATAGTAGCCATCAAAGGCTCATGAGTTATTGGTTTATAAATATACGATTCTTCTACGGGAATTGGACTGATAAAACAATATCTATCAAACGCATACCACTTGTTATTCTTTTTGTACGCATAGAATTGCTCAAAGTCTACAAGGAATGTATTGTCTTTTAAAAAGCTTTTTCCGCTTTTTCGATTACCATACATATCGTTATAAAACTTAAAAACATTATGATGAACTAAAAGGATATCTCCTTGCTCAATAGGACCACAATAATTAATTGGAGTGCTTATAACTTTAGCTTCTCTTGAGGAGAATCTGTGGTCCTCTTCCGATGTATTTAAAATAACATCTAAACCCGATATGTTTTTGGTATTGTTATAGCGAGATTTATAGAGAGGTTCTACTATAAACTGATACGGTGATTTCATTAAAAATTTATATTGTATTCAATAGATATAGGCATAGTTGAGGTGAACTCTTTCCAACACAACACAACGCCTTCATCGTCTTCTATCCATATTTTTATAGAATCAGATTCTTCGTAATACTTTATTAAATGAATCGTGTAATGACCGTTTAAAACGTCTTGACCAACAATGTAGTGCATTG